ACCTCTTCCAATACTTTGTATTACTCTCACAAAACTCTTTCCTGGTTCCAACATTATAAGATTAAATATTCTTGGTATGTTGATACCTACTGCCGCTACACCGTATGTAGCAACAATGACTTTATTATCCATTTCGCTGATTTCTGCATATTCATCTTGTCTATCTTGAGTCTTCATAGACCCACTTACAAAAACCCAATCTTCATTTCTTTCTGCTAACATTTCACCTGTTGCAATACGGTCAATCAATACTAGTGTATTACCGTTATTAGCATAGCCTGAGATAATGTTGCTTAACTGATCTATTCTTTTTGGGTCTGTAACTAACCATTTAAGTTCTTGTGCGTATGTACTGAATCCCATCATTCCATCTTGTAGTTGTAGAATAGTAATATCTAAATCTGCTAGTACACCCATATCCTGTAATTCTTTACTGCTCATCTTACCTTCAACTGGACCTAAACTTACCAAACAACCAATTGCTTCATGTTCGTCTTTTGGTATAGTACCAGTTAGTCCCCATCTAATAGGCACATTCGCAAACACACCACTTAGAAGTTTTTGTAATACGTCTGCTTTTGCTTTATGAACTTCGTCGACCATTACACAAACAACATTATCTAAGAATACATCAATGTCTACTTCTGCTTCATATGTCTTAGTTTTCTTTTCTAATACTGCTAAACTTTGCCAAGTACATATGGTGTGTGTTTTGTCATACTCTTTTCTATCACCATAAAGAACACCTACATCAAGTCCTAAGTTCTTGTAGTCCTTTTCTGTTTGTACAACAAGGTCTTTGTTAGGAACAATAACTATTGTTCTGCCGTACTCTTCACATTTCTCACTAAGTACTGCCGTAACAAGAGTTTTACCTGCACCTGTGGCAATCTCTTGTAAACATTGTGGATTTTCTAAAAATTTATTCACAATATCTACTTGATAATCTCTTAACTGTATCGGTGTTCCTGCTACAGGATGACCTTTAGGCCAAGTTACATGACTATAACTATCTTGTTTTACAGAAGTAAAACTGAAATCCCATTTAGTTCTTTTGTCTACTACTTCTATTTCGTATCCGTCACCAGTAACAATAGGCAGTAATCTTTCTAGTAAATGAAAATATGTTCTGCCTCCTATATCACAATATCTAATACAGCCATCCCATCTACCTAACTTATAAGCAGGCATGTGATAGGCATAAGGTAAAAAGTATTTCACTTCATCTGAAATTTTACGCCTTGTTTTAACATCAAGACCTGTGAAACGAACATTTACTTCGTCTCTGATTTCTAAAACACATTTACCCATAATTTATTATACTACCACTTATACCCTAATGTCAAGTAAACTTCTTTACCTTTGCTATCATAAAAAGGAACAACTTCTACAACTTCATCTGTGAGGTTCTCAACTTTTAAAGATAAAGTTAATCCATTTGTAAATCCTTTTGTGATATATAAATTAAGTTTTTTAAGATCTTCTAAATACTCTTTTCCTTCTGCTAATACATCATATGCGCCAGGTTTTCTTTCTAAATTAACTGCATACTTTAATCTAACATCGACGCCTTTGATATTTTGTTTTATATCTAAAACACCCATATATTTTGGTACTCTTGTTTGATCAGTATCTGTATATTTTAATGTTAGACCAACTGGACCAAAGTTGTTTGCAAATCTAAAACCTTGTGTCTTGTATTCTCCTGTATTAGAGTACGTGGGTCTAGTATAAATAGGATTGTTATCTTGTACTAAAGAATACTTACACCCTACTAATGAACTTCCTTGTGGTGGTTCAAAGTCACGAATCAATACACAACCGCCATATGTTCCATCTGTATTTACAGATTCTTCTATATTAAGTTCATAGGAACTAGTTATATTATCGGTGTAATAACCAGGTGTGTATTCAATTGCTTCTTCGAATTCATACATGAATACACTTAGGACTCCGTAGCCTAACTCATAACCTACTCCTTTTTCAGGTAGTAAATCCTCATTGCCTTGAACAAAACCATCGCCAAACTTTTCATATAAATTTGCTTTTCTAAAACTATTACCTAAGTTAAAAAACCAATTTCCTTTTTCTATTCCTAATCTTACAGCATTCTGATCATCATTGCCTAGTCTAATACCAAAGTTATAACTTAGTATAAAATCAGCATTGGCTTGAAAATATATGCCTCCGTTCTCATCTGAATATTTTAGATCAGTCTTAGTAAGAGTGTAGACTCCGTTTCCATCTAATACTTCAAAAGGATTATTTAAATCAGGTTGTGTTGTACCGTTCCATAATGGATATTCTTTTAAAGTATCGTCATCACCATAATAGGAACCTGGTATAGTATTATAACGTTCTACAACTTCAGTGCCTTCAACATTTTGCCAACTACTGGTATTATAATATTGTTTTTCAACATCTACACCAAATGCAATATTTAAGTTATTACTTAATGTTAATTGATTACCAATTCTAATATAATCTCTAAAACTTTCATTTTCATAAGTTGGGTCCAATTCTGTAAAGTATTCTGCTGTGTTATAATTTCGACCTAAAGTAACAAAGTCATTTCTAATTGCAATATTGTATCGTGTTCCTTGCTGTAAACAATCATTACTTTGGTTCCAACTGTAACCATAACAGTTATCATAATCGTAATCATAATCAGTAAATTTACCTACAATAGCAAAGTCTCCTACATCTATATTAAATCTAGCAGTTTTATTTTCGTAATTATCCTCTTCTTTATTGTCATTACGAACACTATCCATGCCATCGTTAACCATACTAAATTCTATTTGTTCTATAGGAGCCACACGAGCATATTTTATTTCGTCCTCTACTCGTAAAGTTATGCCACGTTCAATTGTGTCTTGTATTAATACTGTTCCAGCCATACTGCCTGAACCATATACTACACCATTAGCACCTGTAATAACTTTTACAGTTTGACCACTTGCAAAGTCATGGCCAAAGTCATACCAACTTGCACCAGGATCGTTTGCTGGAATACCATTTACATAAACTGATGTATGTGATGTTTGGGCACCTCTCTCGTTATAACCTACGAAGCCACCATAGCCTCCTGGATTAAAAGTAAAGGCTGGCATAATAACACTTATCAAACTGCTACTTGTAATCGGATCTGCTTTTACTGTTTTTTCTTGTTGAGCCGTAACAATAATTTCTTCTATCTCATCACCTTTTACTTCACTTGCCCATAACATAAAAATCATGAAAACAAATGTAAGATATAAAGGAGACATATTGATATGAAAGTTTTTATCTAATTTATTCATATTTCTCCAAAAAAGATTTATAATTTATAAGTTTTAATTATACATGACTTTTAAGTATTGTCAAGAGTTTTATAAAAGAAACCCCCAAATAAATTTGAGGGTTTCAAAGTGTTCAAAGTGGGAGGGTTTTGAACACTAGGGGGAGTATGAAACTATGAACGTCTCATACATGTTGACTCAGCAATTGATTTCCAATTATCGAAATCCATCTTAGCCAAGTCAGCAATTTTTAGTACCATTCTTAAACTTATCTCTCTAAGTCTAGCACTTTTCAAAACCATAAAGTCTATGATTTCTTTTTCGAACTCTTTGCTGAATCCGTATTCTTTAAGCATGCCATCTCTAACGATTTGGTTAATTCTTAAGAACTTATCACTTGTAGAGTCCATACCTAAATCTAAATAATGGCACCTTGACATAAGTGCTTCTAAGTGATCTTTGATCTTTTTACTTCTAACATTTTCAAAGTTGACATTAGTAATAAAAATACAACCACCCTTAAAATCAAATCTTTCAGGTATACCTTCTCTTCTTAAAATGTTAGACTCTGCTTTCCAAGTAATAGTTCTCTTTTTACCAGAATCTAAAACAGCCTTAAGCATGTTCAAACAAACTTCATCAAACAAAATACTATCGCAGTCATCAAATACAAGAATGTCTCCTGCATTCGAATTATTAAATAATGTTTGAAATAATCCAATCGGTGTCATTGCACCTTTTACCATTTCAGTTCTAGACTGACCTGATAACTTAGCCATTGCTTCATACTCATCAAGTATAGTTTCTACACCAAAACTTTTACCAACTCCTGGAGGGCCACTAACAATAAGTCCTCTTACATTACCATTAGCAACTGCATCGGTCATCTTATCTAATACTTCAAAACGACCTTTGATTCTATCCATAGCCTGTTCTGGAGTTTCTTTTTTCTTAGTAGTTTCCTTAACTGGCATCAAGGATTTGTATTCTTCCTGTGAACTAGGTGTTACATCTAATGGTGATGCTACTAACACTCTAATTTTTTTAGCAGTACTGCCCATTAAAGCAGAACCATCAACCGTTACAAACGGTCCTTTCTTACCAAATGAAAGTGGCTTAACTACTGGAAAAACCGCATCTTTAATAGGTGCATTACGGTAAGTACCTTTTTTAATTTTAACAAATGATTTCATATTGATTGCCTCCCACAGCATTAATTTAAAATATAGTTATATTATACTATCGTTTTTGATATTGTCAACCATAAGTAAAATTATATAAAAAATTACCAATACCAGAAAAGATAAAATGTAAAAACCACCAAAACAATCCGACCGCTACAAAGGGCATAATAAGTTGAAACCAAATAGGAGTACCAGAAAGATCCATATTAAAGAGATCCCAGGTACCTTCGATAATCACACCTATTAGAAGTATGAAACATATTAAAAAGACTGTATTAAGTAACATACTATTATTATAGCAAAAATACTGTAATTGTCAAGAGTTTTTTATATGCTTTGTTAAGAGAATATCTGCTTTCCTGCAGACACGTTTTGCTCGATATAGATAATATCGAAGTGTTAATTGATGAAATATGTTTTTTATAATTCTAAACATTTCTAATAACTATGATGCCATAACGATCCATTACAACTGTTTCACAACCTATTCTATTTATAACATCAAAAACTAAATCTATCATACGTTGGCTATTACCACAAATAATTGTTAAGGGTATTTGAGATTGATTCATAAGTATAAAATTTTCTACCTTTAAATCAACGTCGTGGTGCCTTACGCCATGTAAATCTAATTTCATTGATACTTTAAATCCATATTAATTAAATGTTGTTGGTTATGTTTTAATATAGGCATCATATCCCAATACATTTCGTGTATCTCATCTATATGTTTGTTGCTTAATTCTTTGATAAGATCGATTATCATTTGTAATTTACGTTCACCGTTTTCTTCATTATCGTAGTCTTCGTTCCAATAATTACTAAATGTTTTGAACCCTTTTTCTTTATAATATTCTAATGTACCTGCACCAGAATAAATTATTTGAGGATGTAAATTCAACATTGGTCGTGTGCTTTTTTCAGTTAAAAATGTTTCTCTATGAAAAGGTCTGAAATAGTTATCTAATTTTTCATCGTTACAAACGTCAAGATTTCCATGACATTCACCACTTTCAGTTGTAATAGTTATGTAGGACCTATCATATATGTATCTATAATCACCAGTTTTATTAAAATCAGTGCCATTCATATCACCTTCTATATGAAAAATTTGATCGAACACTTGTTGCCAGTCTCCTTTTAGATCATACTGTATAGGCAACATTTCTAATAACTCTTCTGGTAGAGGGAACATATTATCTACATCATGCCAATAATGAAAACTTGTAATATTGTTATTTAGGAATGTTTGGTTTAAAATACCACTTTCAAAAAGTTTTAACATAAACACTTGTCTATGTTTTAACATGTTTGCATTTAAACAATTAAATCTAAAACTTCGTTTAATATCTGTTGGGTGTGTAGTGTAAACAAGTTTATCATGATGAGTATGACCTTTTGAATATAACCAAATACCAAAATTATAGTATTCGCAATTAAACTTTTGATCATTAGGCACATAAAGTGAATGCCACCTGTCATATGATTCTTTGAATTTTAGATTGCCAGAAGTAAATGTTATATTCTCTAATGGTATACCTGTGTCTTTTGAAAAGTTGTGTATTGCTCTAGGGAACCACTCGCCATTTATTAGAAATTTAGATGCCTCACAAGAATATAAAAATTTTATAAAAATATATTCAGGAGACTCTAATTCGCTTAGTTTCTGATCTATATCTTTACGAAACGTTTTTGTGAAATCTTCAAAATTATCCCATACTCGCTCTTTACAATTTACAATGTCGTAATTTACAAAATGGCGTTTGGGAGGGTCTAGTCGATCACTATGTCTTCCATTCCCGCTGTTCTCAATCTCGTTATGTGTCCTATCTGCCATTGCTTAGTATCCAATCCTTTCATTATGCCTAGATATTTATTTCGTAAAAGGCTAAATTGGTTTACAAGGTGAGTTAGATCAATAACACTATCTTCACCGTCTACAAATTTATCTGCGTCTCTGCTACTAAGTGTTCTATTGTAACTTTCTAAATATTTTCTAAATACTTTACTACGTTCTCGCCTAAGTTCAATATTTAAATGCTCGAGTATCGCTTCAATCTCTTGTAGTTGATTAAAACGATACTCGGTCAATCCGGGTAGTGAAGAAGAGGCCTTTTCTAAACTCCCTTTAATTTTGACTTCCCATCTAGCATCGTTAAGTTCTTTTTCGTAATACTCGATCGCCGGAACTATATTACCTAAGTCTTGAACAATTTTATTGTAATGGGTAGCCATTTAATTAATCCCAATCTTCTTCGTCATCATCATCGTCTAATCCGATGTCAAAGTGACTGATTAATGCGGCTTTCATAACAGAATCAAATTCATTAGCATTATCTTCTGCTTCTGAAATATCTACATGATCTTCAAAAGATCTAAGTAATTCTTCTGCTACATGTAGCCTTTCTTTTGCTGGGATAAACGATTTAATCGTGTCCCATGCGTCTAATAGTAATGCTACTTCAGGACTCATCTGTGTAATCCTCCATTTCTGGTTCTAACACCTCTGGGTCTAAATCTTCTACTACATCATCTTGTGCAAGAGGATTTTGTCCCCATTCATCTAAAATTACTTGAAGTTTTTCATTAGTCCAGCCTTTCCTGAACTCTTTTATTTCTTCACCTGTTACAGGAGAAATATAAGAAAGTTTATTACCTACTTTAGTAAGTATTTCTTTTGCTTCTAACATTTCTACCATACCACTGTAAGGGTCCATTCCTGTTTCATATGGAATCTTGATCTGCACACCTTCAAAAGGTTTGCTGTATCTTGACTTCATAACTTTACAAGCGGCTCTTATACCTTGCACAGAAGATACTTTGTTTCCGTCTGCATCTTCTTTTAGTTTTAGTTTTTTAATTGCAACTACAATACTTGATGCATAGATAAAGCCTTGACCACCTGAGATCTTGTCGTCTGGATCAAACATATCTTGTGATGCATATGTATGGTTAGTTGCTACAATACCAATTGGAAATGGTGCAATTTGGTTAACTGTGTTTCTAACTAAAGACGCCAATGCCTTTGGTTTTCTACCCATATCACCTTTCATATCACCTTTCTCAAATTGAGTTACGTCAGTAGGAGTTAATAACATTCCTAAACTATCTATAACAAATAACAATTTAGGCATTTCCTCGTAAGGAAGATCACCATAGTTATTTTTATAATCTTTCATAAATTCACTTATTGCTTTAGCAACATCGTCAATCATTGAAACACTAATTTTTAATAGTTTTTCTGGTGATGTATCAACATCTAATGCCTGCAACCATTGTTCATCTAATGCGTTCTCAGAGTCAAACAATACTACTTGACATCCTTGATCTTGTGCATTTTTTACAATGTTTCCAGAACATATGAACGATTTACCAGAACCTGATTCACCAGCAAACACACTAACTTTACCTAGTGGGATACCTCCATTGAAGTCTCCACTTATTAGGTAGTCTAATGTTTTGTTACCAGTGCTGATCCAATCCTTTGGGTCATGGAATCCTGCACTAATACCAGATATGCTTTTAGTCAATCCAGTTCTGAACTTTGTTAAGTCAAATGGTTTTTGCATGATTTCTCCTTACGACTGTCTGTTTCTGATCATGTTAAGAATATCATCTGCTGATTTCTTACCAGTATCTTCTGCTGGAGTACTTGCAACTGGCTCAGCCGCTGGTGCTGGAGCAGGAGTTTCTACTGCTGGTGCAGTTGTTTCTGCTACTGCTGGTGCAGGTGCTGTTACAGGAGCCACACTCTCTGTTGCAGGTTGTGATACTGCTGGAGTAGTTTGTGCTGGTGCAACTGTTGCCTGTGTTTTTGTACCAACATCGAGTCCATAGGGTTTGAAAAAGTTACCCCATTTTGCAGGGTCATATAACTCTCCATCTACTGATGCTTGGAACATTTCTGCTATTGCTTGTACGCCTTCTGCTGTTGGTTTAGCAGGAAGGAAGTCATTGAGATCAAATAAACCATGTGTATCAATTGCCGCTAAGTTTTCTTCAGTAAGAGCACTTTCTTTTCTTGCCCACTTACTTGTAGAATAGTCTGCATATTGACCTTTGGTTGTTTTTGATAAACGGAAATCTGTACCTGC